TATAGCAACACACTTCGAACAGAACAGAGAGACTTACTAACGAATTATATTGTTTCATTCTCTGATAATGGCTTAGGTCTTAAAGCTTTCTTAAATGATGAAATTTCACGTCTTAAGGAAGAGGTACATAAATGTACCAAGAAACCAAAAATAGTTGAAAATAAGGCATTTTTGGCCAAAACAGAACGTGTTTTAAAACAACTTAATAGTTATGCAAAGACACCAATAACTGAATCGATTGTTAAAGAAATATTTTATATACAAGATTTGGTAGCGGAGGTGAATAGCAATGGCCGTTAATGTTAAAATAGTAAGCAAGTTAGAGCCGAAAGCAAAACCGGTGACAGTGACCATCAAGGGTCCAAAGATTCAGGTTCTTGAATACCGCTTAGATATGCGAAGAACATTAAGCGGAGATATCATGGTATTCGATCACAAGGAAATCGATATCATTATTCTTGTTGAAAAGAAGAAAGTTGTCGCATTTGCAAAAGATTCTGTGTCTGAGTCCACTTACGGCGCAGAAAAAAGATTTTTTGATTATCTTAAGCGCAAAGGCATTATACAGTTTGATTCTGTTGAAGGCGGGAGTCTGCATGGGTCTCTTCAAGGCGTTCTTCTAGAATCAAAAGAGATCGACAATGTTAAAATAACACTTTACGAGATTAGCAAGTGGCTTGAAACTGAAAAGCCTTTCTTGGAAGATGATTATATGGATGCTGTTGATGACCATATGTTGCACCCCGATCAAGAGATGTCAACTGAATTGGGTGAAGTGCCGCATGAACAAGAAAAGGGCTCAATATTACAAAAAGGCTTATTTGCCCCTTACCTATACGGCAAATATACATACTAGTGGAGACTAAATGGATTTATTATATTTTGTTCTTGCCTCGTATGGCTTGACGTTTATTCTTGTCTATGGTAAAATATTTGAAGATTTTAGACCTGCTAAGGATTATACAAAGAAGTGGAGCACTTTATTTCACTGTCCTTTGTGTATTGGATTTTGGGTTGGTTGCCTTCTTTTTTTGATAAACGGAGGTACCGAACTATTTACTTTCGAGTATACAATTGCAAATTTTTTTATTTGTGGTTGGCTTTCTGCCGGAACCTCTTATTTTCTATCAATGATTGTAAAAGATAACGGCATACAAATTGGAGCAAATGATGACTAAGAGATGGATGTTACAGCCTGTTCGACGTTGTTGCAGCGGTAGCTGAATCGTGCCGGTAGCGCCGGCACATTTTTTTAGGAGATAGGGATGCCAAAACAACTTTTAACTGAATTTTATGAATTATGTAAAGATGGCATTTGTCAAGACCTTTTGACCGAAAGAGAAAAAAAGGAAGTGGCGAATGGCATGATGTATTTGTCCGGGCGTATGCAAACATGTGAAAAGAAGAATGGTAATGGGCGAGTATACCCATGTAAAGTATTGCAAAAAGAGATCAGTAATTACCAAAATGTTATCAAGGATAACAGAGCTTTGGGCGAACTCGACCATCCAGATGACTCCGTGATCAACCTTAGAAACGTTTCTCACATAGTTACAGATATGTGGTGGGAAGGTAATGATGTCATGGGCAAGATTAAAATTCTAGATACACCATCAGGGCGTATCTTGAAAGACTTAATTAATGCCGGAGTCAAGCTAGGCATCTCTTCACGTGGTATGGGATCTGTTAAAGAAAGCATGGGCAACACTGTTGTACAAGAAGACTTTGAATTAATTTGTTTTGATATTGTCTCTGAGCCTTCGACACCAAATGCTTATATGTATCCAAACCAGAGCCCATCAACCCAGCCAGTTAGGATTAGAGAAAGCAAACTACAAGAAAAGAAAAATTTGATAATTAATGATTTATTTGACAAAATTTTGAGAGACTAATGAATAAGAACGAATTAAAGAAAATTTTAAAGCCCCTGATTAAGGAATGCATTAAAGAAGTTATATTTGAAGAGGAAGGGGCACTTTCCCACGTCATCAAAGAGGTGGCTTTTGGACTATCAGCCGGCAAACAACAGATAACAGAGACAAGAACGTTTCAGTCACCGAAACAGCCAAAGTCGCAAAATACAAATTATAAACAACAAAAAAAGAAATTATTAGATGCTATTGGAAAAGATGCTTATAACGGCATTGATTTGTTTGAAGGAACAACGCCAACCTCGGCTCCTGTTGAAGGAAAGGCGCAGGGACCTTTGAGCGGCGTAGCAGCGAATGATCCGGGTGTTGATATATCCGGTCTCTTTGGGGCAAAGGCTTTTGCAATGAGCCAAAGATTAATGGAGAATAAGTAATGGCAACGAATCTAGTGGTTAAGCCAAGACGAAATGAAAATATTGAGAGAGTAGTCAAAAGATTTAACAAAAAAGTTAAAAAGCTTGGAATTATCGAAGAATATAAAGACAAGCAGCGATACTTAAAGCCTTCCGAAAAGAGAAGAAGAGCGAAAAAGCGATCTGATAGAAGAAGAGCGAAAGAATTAGCAAAAGCTAACAAATGACTATTTATAAAAGATTGGAGATTTAATTATGGCAGCACATAAATATAATAGTTGGGGTAGAACAAGGAGCCCAAAAAACATAGCAGGTTCTAATGGCACCGCAGCTACACTTAATAGCGCCGGCGATCTACTTGGGATTACAGCAACAACCGCAGGATACGCCACTGAGAATCAAAGATATCTACATGTATTAACTGAAGATAATGATGGTGCGTCGCCCGGAACCATAAAGGTGTATGGATACTGTCATGCCTTCCAGAGGTGGTTTGAGCTTCCGGAATCGTTTACACAAGTTGGGTCTAGTGCAGCCCCAACTCCGGTCACTATCGTGGCCCCCAGTGACTCTGGGCATGCAGATGCGGCGGATATTACACCAGACGAAAGGGAATATCGAACGTTTGAAATACTTGGTATTGATCGTGTTGCGTTTGTTGGTTCAACCGCTGGTACTAATGTATATGCTGCTACTAGCACATTTTAATAGGATTGAATTATGGCAGAATTTGGATGGGCATATATATCTGGTTCTCAGACCGGCAAAGGTTCGGCCAATAGTGTTCAATTTATTAAAACACTAAATGGCGAATTGACTGGTAGTGAGAACTTTACATTTGATAGTTCGACAAATAATATGTTCCTAACTGGTACGATGATTATCAGTGGAACACTGCAAGCCCATACATTTGATGTTATACACACAAACAAGATCGAGCTATCTTCTAGCGGTGGAACCAATTTTGGAGACGACAGTGGCGATCAACATATTTTTACTGGATCTGTTTCAATTGTCTCCGGTGGCTTAAGGCAGCATTATCATCACTTATCTGTTGCTTCATATACAGTACAAGCAAGTGATAGCATTATCGGCGTTTCTCATGCCAACTACACTTCTATTCTACTGCCATCGGCATCAGTCGCTGGGTTTGGCAAGATGCTAATTATTAAAGACGAGACTGCTTCGACAAGAATAGATTCAAAGAAAATAGCAGTGTCCGGATCCGGTACTGAAAAAATTGATCGAGATGCAACATATAGCCTAACAGGTGACAATCCGGCATTAACTCTCTATTCAAACGGAGTGGATAACTGGTTTATTTACTAGCAGGGGGGCTTGATGTATGGGTTACAATGTTTTAAGCGGAAGCGTTTCATCTGTTGGTGTAATCCAGAGTGGCTCCTTTTCAGGTGATGGGTCCGGTCTAGAAAATGTAAAGCAATTTGAATTGCAAAACAGTTCAGACAATAGAATACCATTCTACAAAACAATCGCTGGTGATTTAGGACTTAATGCTAGTAGCACCTTTACATTTAATGCTTCAACAACTACGCTAACTGTTCCTGATTTAACCGCTTCTGCCGGTATAAATTTGGACAACCCGGTTTCTGGATCTCTGGCGGGTGCAGATAGTTATCTTGGGCTTGATGCTAATGGAAATATTGTTGTAACCTCATCAGTCGCAGGAGAGGGGCCAACCAATTCACTACAATTCCACACAGGCAATGGTAAAATTAGTGGCTCTGCTAAATTATCATATGCGTCGAACACGCTCGCACTAAGTGGTGCATTTGCAATAACTGGTTCGATTTTACCATCTGGGTCTGCTGTTTATAATTTGGGCTCACTGACACAAAGGTGGAATGAAATATTTTTAGGCTCTGGATCTCTGCATTTGGGAGATGCTAGCACCATAAGCACAGATGATAATATCGGTGCCATAACCTTTAATAAGCCTTTGGTTGTTGCCGGAGGGATAGCGGCCACAAGACAAATAGTCACAGCCTCAATAACTGCTTCTAATGCAAGCTATTTTATTGGGGTTTCCGCCTCATCAGCACTAACTGTTCAGATGCCGGGTGCCCAGACTCTTTCGAGTGGCCAAATATTAATTATAAAAGATGAGGGAGGGAATAGTAATACCAACAATATTACTATTAAAGCTAGCGGATCTCAAACAATTGATGGGACAACCTCGGTTATCCTAGAAAGCCCCTATGCCGCCGTGAATATATACTCGAATGGGGTGGATAAATTCTTCTTATATTAGCGTGAAAACGGACACGGTCTCCTATTTAGTATCGAGGGGCCTAGTGCCTCTTTAGGTCTATATTGGAGGATTTTTTATGGCTTATAAATTTCAATTGGGGGCGTTTGTCGCTTCCGGTTCTATTAAAGCAGAAGACGGTGTTAATGCCGGAACTGCTGGTGTAGGTGACGCTGGTGCAATTGCCGGTGCTACCTCTATTGACGGTAGTGGTGACCTTACCATGGGTACCATTACCATGACAGGTTTTTCTGTTGATGCGGATGGTGATACTGCTCTTAAATCATTAGCAGTTGATGACTCATCGACAATTGGTTGTGATTCTGATGCAGACATCATGACTCTTGCTGCTCAATCTCTTGTTCTTGCAAATGATGTTGATTTCAACGTTGCAAAGGCTGGTGGTTTACAAATTGGCGGTGTTGCAATGACATCTACTGCTGCTGAATTAAACTTGCTTGATGGTGTTTCTGGTTTGGTAAAGGCTGACTTTACTAAATTGGCTGCTGTTGATGCTTCTGCTACTGAATTAAATTATCTTGATGGGTTTGGTACCGAAACTTATGCTTATGCTGCTGATAGTGTTGCTTTTCTTGATGCAACCGATTCTAAGTTAAAAAGTGTATCTGGTGGTAACTTTATTGCTGCTGTAGCTGGTGATGGTTTAGGTAACAATGGTGGAAGAATGGAAGTTAAGGTTGACGATTCTGGTATCGAAATCAACTCTGACACTCTTCGTTTGAAAGACAACGGTGTAACTCTTGCTAAAATGGCTGGTATTACTGCGGGTCGTATCATCATTGGTGATTCAAACGGTGATCCGGCTGAAGTGGCATTAAGCGGAGATGCAACACTTGCTGCTAATGGCGCAATTACCGTTGCTGATAACGCTATCTCTTTGGCTAAAATGGCTGGATTGGCGTCTGGTAAATTCATCCTTGGTGATTCTAATGGTGACCCTGCTGCTGTGACACTAAGCGGAGATGCAACTGTAAGCAACTCTGGTGTTGTTTCTTTGGCTGCTGCACAGACTAATGTTACTTCTCTTTTTGCAACTGACATCAAAATTGGTGAGGATGACGAAACCAAGATTGATTTCGAAACTGCTAATGAGATTAAGTTCTATGCTAATAACAATCAAGAAATGATTATTGATGACAATGGTGTTAGCATTGCTGGTAACTTGACTGTTCACGGAACAACAACTACTGTTAATTCTACCACAATCAACATTTCTAGTTCTTTCACTTTTGAAGGTCCTGCTGATGCTCATGAGACTGTATTGTCTTGTGGAACACCATCTGCGGATGCAACTCTAGAGTTGTTCCAAGGTGCGGCTGGTACTTATTACATGCCTGTATTTTCTGATTCAGGCGCCAAAACCACAGTTATTGCTGCAACTGCTGCTGAAGTAAATACTGTGTGTGATGGTGGTAATGCTCGTGGGACTTCTACTCTTGCTGACGGTGACGGATTCATTCATAATGATAACGGAACCATGAAGCAGACTAATGTTCTTAAGATGTTTGAGTACACCGTTGCTAAGGTTAGTGGTGATGCTACTATCGCTGACACTGGTGTTTTAACTATTGCTGCTTCTTCTATTCATCATGCTATGCTTAATGATGACATTATCTCTGGTAAAGATGAGTTGGCTCACGCTGACATTCTTGATGCTGATGAGTTAATGATCAGTGATGGCGGTGTTATTAAAAGAGTTGGTGTTGATAGTATTCAAAACCACGCTTTTGGTAAAGTTTCTGGTGATGCTACAATTGCTGACGGTGGTGCTTTGACTATTGCTGCTGATGCTGTTGAGTCTGGAATGCTTAATGACAATGTTATTAGCGGACAAACTGAATTAGCTTCTGGTGATGCTGTTGATGCTGATGAAATGTTAATTTCTGACGGTGGAACATTAAAGAAGATTGGACTTGATAGTCTTAAAGTCTACATGTCTGATGCTGCTGCTGTTGTTGCGGCAAAAGCCGATGGCGATACATTGGTAATTGGCGTTAACTACTTTGCTGATATGGGTAGTGATGGTGAAGATAGCGTAACTCTTCCTGCTTCTCCTACTGTAGGACAATCAGTTAAAGTTAAGGCTCCTTCTGACTGTTCTGCTGCTCGTTATATCACAATCGACCGTGCTGGTTCTCAAACAATTGATGGCGCTGCCTCAATTCGTTTAGAATCGCCATTTGCTGCTGTTGAATTGGTATATGTTGCTAATGATTTATGGAGAGTATTCTAATATAGAATATTATATCTCATATATTGTGGTTGGTGCCTTCGGGCACCAGCCCTTTTTTAATTTTAAAGCTAATTAATGCTGGAGATCACAAATGTCTTATAAGTATTCAAAGGGGCCTCAAGTCATCGGAGACCTGAAAGCAGCAGATGACGCAGAAAGAAATACACAAATCGATTTTGGTGAGGACTATATTGGATTTGAAACAAGCGGGTCCTTGAGAATGAAAATATCAGGCTCAGATGGCTCAATCACATTTAATGAAGCTTTTACCTTTCCAATTTCAGATGGAAGCGCAGATCAGGTTTTAAAAACAAATGGATCGGGGCAACTAAGTTGGGCAACACAGTCTGGTGGAGGTGGTGGATCCGGGGTAGGTATGGAATATGCGACTGGGCATGTGGACTTAACAACAAACAACAAACCGGTTAACTGGGTTAACGCTTCATCAATATCAGCAGCATCAGGTATAAAATCTTGGTTTATCGTACCAAAAACAACTACCATCGACAAAGTAATAGTTTCTGTTAAAGGCAACAATTTCAGTACGGCTAATGATGGAAACGTAACGCTAAGTATATACAAAAACCAGTCGGACTATGGGTCGACAATTGTAAATCAAACAGTTGGTGCAGATGATTTTTCTGAGAAGGTGTCTAACATGGCTGGTGGGACTACTGACTGTAATCAAAAAATCTTTTCTGGTCTAAATCAATCTGTGTCGGAAGGAGACCTAATACATATAAAGGTTGGTAAATCTGCCGGTGCAGATAAAGAAGCTCTTATAACCATCGTGTTCAATAGCGGCGGCTCTAACAGTGTCACAATTCCTTACCCTAGGCTATATTTCTCAGGTATATCTGCTGTGTCGCAGATAGGAAACAATTCATTTACAAATGCCACTATCAGCACAGACAACGGAAAATACGAAAACGGGTTTATTGACTTTGGTTCATCTGGCAACACAGCACCCGCTAGGTTTGAATCTGAGATCCCGCTACTTGGTGGTATCTATACATTTTCTTTTTGGTTCTATTCGAAGAGAACCGGCTCAGACTGGGGTGCTATCTTAAGGCGAGAATCCGGCGGGTCCCCTGTTAATACACAGGATTACCCCATTTTAACAGAAGACTCTACTGATGAACTTGGAGTTTATACTGAGTCTGGTGGCCAATTTTATTCGTCTGGGTATGATATGACTGCGCTTGAGGGAACAACCTCATGGACTCACATGGCTGTTGTTGCGAATGGAACCAATTCAAAGTTCTATATTAATGGATCACTAGTTGGAACGGCTAATGCTGTCGTCACAACCTCAGTAAAAGAATTAGGTGCGTATGACGGCAATGATACACAAGTATTCTCAGAAGGTATTGATGATTTTGCACACTGGGCTGAAGAGTTGTCTGCAAATCAGATTTCAGCGATATATAATTCGTCATCCAAATTAAGGGATATAGTAACATAATAAGCATTTTGATCTATTTATTACAAAAACAGAGGATTTTAAATGTCATATAACATTCTTAACAAGAACGTCAACTTTCAAGGGGCGACACAAGGCACGATTGAAGATATCGTTGATACACACTCCGATCAGTCTATAACTGGTAGCAAGGACTTTCAAACACTGACGGGTTCTAATCTGCATGTAAAAAATAATTTGGGGGTCGGAACTACCTCACCAGAGACTCTGATGCATATTAAAAGCGGCTCTGCTGGTTCGATCGCAACAACCACAGATGCTCTCTTGACTCTGGAATCTAGTGGAAAGCCTAAGATACATTTTCAATCACCTAACGCATATGGTGGCTCAATTATTTTTGGGTCCGTGGCTGATAATGATGAAGGACAAATTGACTACGATCACGGTTCTGATAGGTTTTTATTTAAAACTGGTGGTAACACCAAGCTGACCATCTTGGGTGATAATGTTGGTATTGGTGTGACAAACCCCAGCGAAAAACTTTCTGTTGTTGGAAACATTTCAGGCTCAGGAAACATCAATGTTATTGGGAACATAGCTGGTTCAGCTATCACATGCACCACTGTATCTGGTTCTGGTGCTATTTCGGGCTCCTCTTTTCATGGCGATGGCTCTGCATTGAGTGGCGTTGGTGTAACAATTGCCTTGAACAGTGGGCTTAACAATTCTAGTGGCTTGATTGTCGATCCAACAACGGCAACAGTTAAGAATGGGGCAATTCATGATGATGATGTTCTCCTTATCGCCGATTCAGATGCTAGTAATGCCCTGAAGCAAGTAACAGCATTACAAGTTGCTAATTTATATAACGCTGCTGTTACAACATACGGCGGATCAACACAGCATCAAGTTATAGTTGCAAACGGCGCCGGAAACATTCAAGGATATTCAGCCCTAACTTTTAATAGTACTTCAAGGGCACTCACCATAGCAGCCCCCGGTAGCTTGGGCTCATTGGTAGTGAATGGTACAATCTCGGGCTCCGGAACAATACAAGCTGGTGGCGACATTACGGGTTCGTCAATTAATGTACAATCAATAACATTAGCCAACGCTAGCAATTTGGCAGGGGCTGGCCTAGTAGATAATAGTGGGGCCCTTGACATACAGGTGTCTGGTGCGGTGAAATTAGCATCAGACAAAGTTGGAATTACAGGCTCTATCGCTGGTGATGGAATATCTTTTGCTGGTGGTGTTGATTCTATTTCAACATTAGCGGTTGATTTAAAAGATCTAAACTCGGGATTACAATTCGATAGTGGCGAGTTAATGATACACTTGAATAACCTTACTACGGGTACGCCCCTCTACAGCGCAGATCATTTGATCTTTATTGATGCTGATGATAGTGTTAGCAAAAAGACATCAATAAGCACTTTCATAACAAACATTGCCGGAGACGGATTAGCAAATAGTGGAACTGGGCGATTAGAAGTGCAAGTCACCGGAGCGGCCATTGTCGTATCTGACAAAGTTGGTATCTCCGGGTCTATTGCTGGAAATGGCCTTGGATATCAGGGTGGAGTTAATTCTATATCTGCATTGGAGCTTGATATCAACGAATTATCTGCTCTCGGTGGAACAGGCCTACATCAGACGCAAGATAAATTCTTGTTTTCTGATAATGGGACACATAAGACAATTACGTTCTCAAACTTAGAAGACGCCATTTTTGCAAATATAAATGCTGCATCAACAGACGTTTCTGTTGCCGCTGGTGGGGCCATTGAGTTAGCTGACAACTCTGTAGGAATTGCTGAGATTGCAACTGCGGTGGCAGGAGATGGACTAACAGGCGGCGGTGGTTCTGCGCTTGCCGTGCAAGTATCTGGTGCTGTCAAAATCGCTTCTGATAAAGTTGGCATTAGTGGTTCGATCGCTGGTGACGGATTGGCATTTGCTGGTGGTGTTGATAGCATATCTGGCCTTTCAGTAAGTGTTGATGACTCCACAATTGAGATTAACTCAGATTCTCTTCGACTGAAGGACAACGGCGTTACTCTAGCTAAAATGGCAGGCTTGGCACGAGGAAAAATCATTGTTGGAGATTCTAGTGGAGACCCAAGCGCTCTTGCACTAGGAAGCGCAGGGCAGTTATTAGTGTCAGATGGTGATGATATTCTTTATCGTACTTTAGGTGGTGATGCCTCACTTGGGGCCGATGGTACCTTGACTATAGCGGCCAATGCAGTCGAGGGCTCTATGCTTAATTCAAACGTTGCAGGTGCAGGCTTAGATTATGGCTCCAACGAGCTTTCTGTTGATGTTTCTGACTTCTTGGCGAATGGGCTAGATAATAGAATTGTAACAGCAGTCAACGCAGACAGCATGAACGCAGAGGCCAATTTCACCTTTGACGGCACAACTCTCATACTAACAGGATCCAGCATATTCAGTGGTTCAACCACTACATTTGACACTACTGAATTTGTCATTCAGTCTGCGACGTCAGAAAAGCCAACCATTGAACTCAAAAATACAACACCAAGCGATTCAAATGCTGGTGTTCTTATGAACTTCTTTAAGCAGCCTAGCGATAACGTTGGTGAAAGCGACAATAATACTCTTGGCGGTATCAAATTCTTAGGACTAGACTCCGGCAACAACTCAACAACATATGGACAAATGACAGTGCACTCATCAGATAAGTCTGGTGGTGATGAAGGTGGAGAATTTAGATTTTATGTTATGGCTGGTGGTACTGGTGGCACTGCAACTCTAAGCGAAATATTCAGTATTGGTGGCGAGGATGTTGGCTCTGGCGGAGCAGAACCTTGTGAAGTTGTCATTAATGAAGCCGGTATCGATTGTAATTTCAGAATTGAGTCTGATACCAACACAAGAGCGTTTTATTTTGATGGCACCAATGGGCATATTGGTATTGGGGATACTGCTGATAGTGGTGCCTTATTGACATTATCTGGCTCTAATGATGAATACTTGTTTGAAGCCAAACAACAAGGAAACGGATTCCCAACAATGTTTTTGGCTGGTGAAAATCATAGCTCATACGCAGGGGTATTCTACAATAGGGGCAAGTTTGTAAATGGTGGGACCATCTCACAAGGCAACCTAGAGGGCCAGAATGGTTCCCATACAAGACTAACCGTCAGAAAAACATCGATCTCCGACAACTCAGCCACCGATGTTGTCACAATAACAGTTCCAAACGCAAACCACGCAGCAGCGATCAGGGTATTTGGGCTTGCAAATTTTGATGGATGCTCGTATGCTCAGTCGTTCTCTTTTGAGGGCTCAATAGCAAGAGCGTCTGGGAGCCCGACAGACAAAGCATTCTCGTCAGTGACAACTACTGAGAACGCATCGATTACGCCGAACTTTTCGATCGCTGTGGCTGGTAGTAGCAACACAGGTGCAAATAGCGCAACCCAAACGTTTACGCTCCAGTTCACAATCAATACCTCTGATAGTGCATCATCAAATGCAACATTTATGATAGAATTGATCAACTTTAATGATTCTGGTATAACAATGGCGGCCTCTTAATTCCTTTTCCACAAGTCAAGACTATTTATGATTGATATATATATTAATCCTAGGAGTAAATTTTAATGTCCTCAATGTTAGAACAAGCCATTGTTGATGCTGCGGCTTTAAGGGAAGCGGCTCTAAAGAATGCAGAACAGGCTATTATTGAAAAGTATGCGCCGCAAATCAAAGAAGCGGTCGATAGCATGCTTGAAAGCGAAGTTAATGAAACCCAATGGACACGCAATCAGCTAGTACAACATGAAGGCAAATTCGCCAGAGTAACAACAGAAGCTGATCAGGGTAAAGTTGGTATTCAATATATTGGTGAAGAAAAGACCAATTTAGTTATGGAAAATGATTTGCAAGAAGCAGACGAATCTCTACTACAAGAAGAAGAAGGTATGGCCATGGGAGGCGGTGCAACTGCTGCTCCTGCGCCAAGCGCCATAAACAATATTCCACTTGCTGGAGGCCACAGTCCAGAAGGCGAAGTGAATGTTAGTATGAATACATATGATTTCTCACCAGAAGATTTTGATATTGACTTAGGCGACTTGCACTTATCACAAGATGAAGCTGAAGCGACCGAACAACCAGCCGCTGAAGAGCCTGCTGATGATTTGGGCCTTGACATGGATTTGGGTGGTGAAGAAACAGGTGCTGAAGAGCCACTTGACCTTGCCGGCGATACTGATGCTGGTGAAGAAGATGCTGAACTCCCTGATACTCTTTTAGAAGACCTTCTTAACGCATTAAATGAAGAGCTTAGCGTTGATATGGGTGAGGCCAAAGCCGGTCACATCACCACAGATGAAGGAACCTTAAAATACGAACAAGAAAAGAAATTAGCTGCAATGGAAGACAGTAAAGATAAAGAAGAAGATGAAGAGTATAACAAGAAGATCGAAGAACTCGACGAAACTGTTCGTAAGCAAGCCACACAGGTTAAAGATTTATTAAAAATTGTTGATGAGCTAAATAACTCTCTCAACGAAACACTTTTGAGCAATGCAAAATTATTGTATTGCAACAAGACACTTAGCGATGCCTCCTTGAATGAGCGACAAAAAAACAAGATTGTTGAAGCCATCGCACAAGCCAACACACCAGATGAAGCAAAGACTCTCCAAGAGACTCTTAGAGCTACAGTGGGCACCACCAAAAATAAGGGGCCACAATCACTTAGCGAGTCAGTAAATAGAAAGTCAAACTTGTCAGGTATGTTACCAAGACGCAAAAAACCAGAACAACAATTTACATTTGCAGATCATATGAAAAAGTTGGCTGGTATTAAATAAGACAAAAAAACTGTAGGAGGTATTATAATGTCTATTATTCAGAAATTAACTGAAGGCATCGTAAACCGTGACATGAAACAAGAAGGGGAAGCTCTTCTTAACAAATGGACACAAACCGGTTTATTAGAAGGCCTTAATGGTGAGACAGCAAAGCAAAATATGGCTAGACTGCTCGAAAACCAAGCTAAAGAACTACTTCGTGAGAGTTCTTCTATGGGTGCAGGCGATGTTGAAGGATTCGCCGCTGTTGCATTCCCAATCGTTCGACGTGTATTCGCCGGACTTATTGCTAACGACCTTGTTAGCGTACAACCAATGAGTTTGCCAAGTGGGCTCATTTTCTTCCTTGACTTCACTTTCAGTACTGATGTTCACTCTAGTAGAGCCGGACAAGCAGGTGAATCTATTTACGGTCAAGGAGCAATCGCAAAGCAGCTTGCTGATGGTGTTACACTTAATAGTGCCAACATGGACCTTCAGCCTTATGGCTTTAGCTCAGCTTACTCTTCTCCAACTGGTTCTATCGCAGACGCAGCTACTGATAGTGGTACCTGTACTATGGTCCTAGATGGATTTAATAATACTGCTTTGATTGGACATGCAGACTTTGATGCTAAGGAAGTTCAATTTGATCCAGACCTTTTGAATGAGCATGATGGAAAGTATGTTGTTAAATTTACTGCATTAGTTTCTGACCTCGAAACGACTGGTTACTCTTTAAACAAAAAGCACGTTACACAGGTTGTTCTTCCTGCTGATACCATTGATAGCAAGTCGCTAACTCAGGTTCGTCGATTGACCACAATCAATCAAGCTGGAACAATCCTATCTTTCGTTTATCTGTTGAGTGGCAAATTGTCGGACGCTGCTGTTGCCGGTGACTTCCACAGTGCTGCTGGCTCTTATCCAGCACTTGACACGATTGGCGAAGTCTCTAATGGTGTAGGTGCCGTTGTTGGTGGTGATTTCTGGGGACTTGAAAACGTAGAGCAAATCCCAGAGATTGACATCAAGGTAGATAGTATTGCTATCACCGCAGCTACCAAGAAGTTGAAAGCTAAGTGGACTCCAGAATTGGGCCAAGACTTGAACGCTTACCACAACTTGGATGCTGAAGTTGAATTAACTTCTATTCTTTCTGAGCAGATTGCTTTGGAAATCGATCGTGAGATCCTTGCTGATCTTGTTAATGGTGCCACTGCTGGTACTTATTACTGGTCTCGTTCTCCCGGTCTTTTCGTAAATCGTACCACTGGTGCTGAGCAAGGTGCTAGCTCTGCTGCTCCTGACTTCACCGGTACTGTTAGCGAATGGTATGAGACCTTGATCGAAACCATTAATGACGTTTCCGCTCAAATCCACAGAAAGACTCTTCGTGGTGGTGCTAACTTCGTAGTTTGTTCTCCAGAAGTTGCTAACATCCTTGAGTTTACCTCTGGTTTCCGTGCTAACGTTACTGCTGACGCTGACAAAGGCGACATTGGCGCTGTTAATGTTGGTTCATTAAGTCGTAAGTTCGACGTTATGGTTGATCCTTACTTCCCACGTAATGTTGTTCTTGTAGGACGTAAAGGAAACAGCTTCCTTGAGTCTGGTTACGTTTATGCTCCATACGTACCACTACAAACAACACCTACAATCTTCGGACCTGAAGACTTCGTTCCACGTAAAGGGGTAATGACCCGTTACGGAAAGAAGATGGTTCGTCCTGATATGTACGGATTAGTTATCGTTCGTGGTCTCCTCGGAGAAGAAGGCTCTAGCTAGTAGCTAAGTCTTTAGTACTAAGAACCCCCTTGTCTTCGGACTTGGGGGTTTCTTAATTTGAAAACTATTTATATTGACTAGGTTTTATTCTCCTTGGGGCGGGGCGGCTGCTCCTAGAAAGATATGTACCGAGGCCGCTGGTATATGTCATTGATTAAGATCAAGTTATTGCAATAATATTAAATTTATAAGGAGAAAATATTATGGGAAGTAGAAGATTAGGTCGTAAAAGACTCAAGTCTCTTATGAAAAGAGGCGCAACCGATTCAGTAACAGCGGGATCAAACTCCGCAACTGTAACACGTCAAACAACTATGAGAATTGGTAACAAAATCATTACTGAAATTAGTGTTGATTTAGCATCTAACACTAATGCTAGTGATACAAACACGCCGAGAATCATTGGTAAAAGTAGTGCCACTGAGGATTGCTTTATTGCAGTAATCAATCAGGCTACTCACGGACTTATCACTTATGCTGAAATAGCTTGTTTGGAAGTTCCGGCTACTGGAGTAGTTGACATTGATTTGGTACTCGGCAGCGCCAGTGATGATAATCAAGGGGCTACTGTAACTGGTACTGTAACTCTTGTTGATTGCAATGCTGATCTTACTAAGGGATCTCGTGTCGGTGGAGCAGTAACTGAGGCAGATTATGACTCTGAAACTAATAAATATCTTTATCTTGTTAGTGGCAAGTCCGGAACTACCGGGACATATAGCACCGGGAAACTACTTATCACTTTAGAGGGTATTGCTATTGATGCTGTTCCAGATGCATAATAGGAGCTAAAAAATGAGTTTTAGAAATCAAGTTTTATCAAAAGCTTCTGAAAAAGTAAAGCAAGAGAAAAAAGCTCTTGCCGCTAAGGCCGAAGCAGAAAAGAAACGAAAAGCAGCAGATGCTGCGAAGAAACGAAAAGCTGCGGAAGCAAAGAAAAAGAAAGCACAGGCCGCAAAATCTGAATAGTTTTTGAGCCTGATATAATCCAAGCCTTGGCAATCGCCAAGGCTTTTTTATTTGAAATGCTAATTATATAAACAGGAGTTATAATGGCTAGAAGATCACAACGCTTGAGAAGAAAGAAAAGAATCGAGCGAGCAAAAGCAAGAGAGCAAGAAGCGAAAATTACCAAAGTAGTTGAAGACAACTCAGTTGTCCTTGAGCGCATGAAAAGCGCATCAAGTGCATGCGATAAAGTTTTGCAAAAACTTAACAGCATTAAAAAAGAACCAGAAGTCAAGCCAGCGATCATAGAACCACAGTTCTTATCACTTGAGCCAACACCAGAGTTGAACGAAGAACCAGAGCAAGAAGAAGAGAAAAAGGATTTGTCTAAATTAACAAAGAAAGAGCTTCTTATAATTGCCAATGATCTTGGTTGCAATATCAAAAGAACTTCAACAAAAGCAACTATTGTAAAAGCCATCAACGAAGCACAGTAATCTTTCTCATTTGGCAAACTATTTATGATGACTGGAGGTTTCATGAATGAGTTTACCAACACTGACACCGGCATCTAATACTAGTGCCATAATACTGCCTGAGAGTGTAACTCTTGGGGAAACTACTACTGCCCACATTAAAGATGCATGTGCTATTGGCGCATATACAGGCTCTGTTGGCTTCTTAACTGGTGCTGCAACGCAGGTCGCATACACTTACAAGAAGCTCGGAGGAGATGTTCTTGATTTGGAGATCACAAGCGGCAGTGTTTATGCTAATTACGAAGAGGCGTGTCTAGAATATTCTTACATTGTCAATCTTCATCAGGCAAAAAATGCTCTTGGTTCTGCTTTGGGTGCAGCGACAGCTTCTTTCAATCATCAGGGTGAGGTCACAACAGGCACAGGGGTGGCCACTAAGTACCCAAAATTCCGTTTTGATTACGCCTTTAGGTTAGGGGATACATTTAGCACAGAAGCGACTGTAGGAGGCACTGAGCCTCTTTATTCGGCATCGTTTGATAGAGTCTCAATGCAGCAAGATTATGACTTGCAAACAATTATCAAAAATCAATCTGATAATTCTTCTTCATTCCCTTTCTATAATAAAGTTGGAGACAAAAGAATTAAAATTAGGCAAGTTTATTATGTTACACCAAGACAGATGTGGAGATTTTATGGTTACTATGGCGGCTTAAATGTTGTTGGTGATTTTCACACATACGGACAGTATGCAGATGACTCTTCTTTTAACGTAATTCCCGCTTGGCAAAACAAAATGCAAGCCATTGCTTACGAAGATCACCTATATACAAGAACGTCGCATTATTCATACGAAATTAATGACAATCAGTTAAGAATATATCCAACGCCAGATACTGTATCGCCTGAAAAGTTTTGGGTTAGGTTTTCTGTTGAAACAGGTGTCTTTGAAGATGATGGCGGTGGAGAGGCTGGTATTAATAATATGAACACTCTTCCATTTGAAAACATACCGTATGAAAACATCAATTCTATTGGTAAGCAATGGATTAGAAGATTTGCGCTTGCTTTATCGAAAGAGACACTGGGGCAGATCAGAGGCAAATTTGGAGGAGTTGTCCCAATACCGGGTGAATCTGTAACTCTTAACGCCTCAGACCTGTTAAGCCAAGCCAAAGACGAGCAAAATTCACTAAGAGAAGAACTAAAGACCCAGTTAGCTGAGATGACTTATCAAAAATTGACAGAATCAGATAAGAGTATAATTGATAATACTGCTACCATCTTGGAAAGAGCGCCACTCAAGATATTTGTAGGATAACGTCATGTCAAAAGATGATAAATGGGAAAAGTCAGAGCAACCACCTCCGCCAATGTTTCTTGGCGAGAAGGAACGCAACCTTGTAAAGCAAGTAAATGATGAAATATCTGAGAGGGTCGTTGGGCAGCAGATCTTATATTTCCCAATTGATATTGATCACACCAATTTCCACCCTCTTTACGGCGAAGCGATTGAAAAAACGTTTTTGCCGCCTGTTAGAGTCTTTGCTATGGTTGAATACCAAGGCATTGAGTCGGAATATATGGAGAGCGTTGGAATCGACAAGACTACAAAGATAACTGTTAAATTTCAAAAGAAAAGAATCACAGAAGATCAAGACCTTTTTGTAAGAGAAGGCGACTTTGTAAGATATGGTGCTATATTTTATGAGATTGTTAAAATAATGGAGCCAAAACTCTTGTTTGGCCAACCAGAGCACCGCTTTGAGATACAAGCCCAATGTATAAGAGCAAGAGACGGAGTATTCAATGCCGAGTAAAGAGACATTTCCATCAAAGCCATGCACAATAGAAACCATTGACACTGGTTTTGTTGAATATTTGCAGAACGAATTTAATATTCACGTGTTCACTAATTCTGGATTTCGAAAAGTACCAGTTATTTGGGTAGGATCGGAGAGAGCCTATCAAACTAAAGCGGACGCTAGCCTTAGAGATACATCAGGTAAGCTAATTTTACCAGTAATTACAGTTGAGCGCACTTCTATGCAGAAGGACCCGTCCTTCAAAGGGGCCGTTCAGGCTGATATAGTGCCAAATCCTAATGGTGCCAGAGCATACAGAGGTGGGGCATTTAGAATTGTATCAAAAATTAACCAAGAAAAAACAGCAGCACTACAAAACGCTAGAAATGCCGGTCAATATGGCCCAAACCAAGCGTTTAGAAGGGAATACGGCATGCAGGTTGTAAATGACGAATATCTTGTGCCAGTCCCAGTATATATGGCAATAACATATTCTGTGATTTTAAGATGTGAATACCAGCAACAAATGAATCAAATGGTTTTGCCCTTTATTACAAAGCCGGGGCAACTTAACCACTTTGTGTTTACAAAGGACGGCCACAGATTTGAGTCGTTTATTCAGCAAGATTTCGCAGGAACAAATAATTTAAGCAATATGTCAGAAGAAGAAAGAAAATTCCAAACCAAGATAGATATCAAGGTCCTTGGGTACCTAATTGGCCAAGGCTCAAATGAGCCCCGTCCCAAAATTGTAAAGAGAGAGACAATTGCAAAAATATCAGCACCAATCGAATCTGTGTTATTTGATAATTCTGGTGGGATAACAAATAGCAATACAGAAATCGACGCAGTTGAAATAAATGGAAAGTGTTATATCAAAAAAAGAGTAGTGTCTCTTAGCGAAGAGGACAAGACAGCCACAGAAGCTTCAACCGGAGCAAATGGGGCATTTTCCAATGATGACGAACCTACAAGCGTCACAGACTTGATTGATAATGTCAGAAAAGGAAGAGAAACCAAGTTTAGGCTTGGAGAAATTCAACTAAACGCTTCAATGAGTGACGAATTCGTTGCAACTGAAGATGATGATTGTTAAATTTTTAACAAGATCGCCAATAAAATGTAAAAGTATTCCATTTGGATACTAACTTACTATTTACTGTGAATGGAAAAATTTAAAGGAGATATGTTTAATGGCTAACGAATTCGATTTTCTATCACCCGGTATCAAGATCAGAGAAATTGATGAATCGGTGATACCAGCAGAGAGTGCTGACGACGGTCCTATTATTATTGGAAGAACCAGAAAGGGACCAGCCATGGAACCAATAAGGGTTAAAAGCTTGGATGCTTTTATTAAAACTTTTGGGAAACCTGTTGCTGGTGGCGCAGCAGCCAATAGCGATGTTTGGAGAGATGGCCCTAATGCTAGTGCTCCCACGTACGCATCATACGCAGCCCAAGCTTGGCTAGCGTCAGGAAATGGACCCTGTACAATTGTTCGCTTACTTGGAGACGACTCGGCCAATGCATCTGGCGATGGCATTGCAGGTTGGCAATTGAGCGGATCTGTTGCTAGTGCTGATGACGCTGCAAATTCAACGGCATATGGACTCTTTGTCATTGACTCTGGAAGTGTAAAATTCACTCCATCTGCCACAGAAAGGGGCGCCCTTGCTGCCATATTCTACGTTGATAGCGGCTATATGACCTTAAATGGTACTGCCCTCTCTGGTACTACAAAAAACCAAGCGGCAACACTTGTCAAATCAACTGCGACCAATACGTTTGCATTAGATATTTATGATACAGCAGGTGATAAAATTGGATCCACAAACACATTCAATTTTGACAGAGGGAATCCAAAATATATCAGAAACGTATTTAACACAAATCCGCAAAAAGTCAACTCTGATATGACAGATGCTAGCGATCTCAAAACATACTGGCTTGGTGAAACTTTTGAAAGACACTTGGCTGCACATGTTACAAGCACAGGTGCTGGAAAACAAGCTGCTATTCTTCTTCCTCTGCAAAGAGCCGATGCGGCTACAAATATAGGTAACTGGTCGTATCATAGAGTAAATCACTCTCCTGCAAAAACAGGATGGGTTATCAGCAAAGACGAAGGGGCTGCTTCTGATTACGATATTCTAGAATTAGCGAAAAGCCCATTGTTCAGATTCTGCTCTCTTCATGGCGGTGATGAACTTCAAAAAGAAATTATGATCGCAATCGAAGATATTAGATTGCCGAAGAATACAAATGTGAATGCATACGCTAGTTTTACTGTTTCTGTCTTGGACAGATCAGGAAATGTTCTAGAACAATTTACAAAATGTAATTTAGACATTACAAGCACCAACTTTATTGTAACTAAGATTGGTGATTATTATGCTGAAAGCTGGAATGAAACTGACAAGAAGTACGAATATGCTGGTAATGAGCCAAATCACTCGAATTACATAAGAGTTGAATTACCCGGAACAAGAGAGACCAATGGTTATGAAACCAACGAGGTTCCTTTCGGGTTTGTTGGACCAGCAAGACCAAGAGGCTTCATAATCGAGGGTAAGCGTGCGAGTGTTGTTCGTGATCTAGATGCTGCTGCTTTTGCCAAAGCTTTTGTTAAAGGCTCTGGTTCGGTTCCTTCTACTGAAGTTGCCGGGGGCGATAGTTTTGCTGATGGTCTTAAACATGACCTTTCTGCTTCTTTTGTATTCCCCTCAATCGCTTTGAGAAAATCAGGCTCCGATGGAAATGCTCCAAACCCATTTAAAGTATATTGGGGTATTAGACCGAAATTGAACACATCAACAAATATTAATGATGTTGATTATGTTGATTATCTAAGGGCAGTTCCAAGTAACTATGCGGGCCAAATGCATAAAGCGGCTGGGACCTTGGCAGCAGAAGGTTTTGAGCCTTCATTCATTTTCACGCTAGATGATATTGTTATTACTGGAAGTGGCGACACTGATGTCTATTATTTATCTGGCTCTAGAAAGACTTCTACTTCTTACACTGCTAAGAATGGCTCCTCTGAGCTATTAGACAAGAAAGTTCGCCAGTTTGTTATGCCACTTTTCGGCGGTCGTCATGGTTTAGATATTACTGAACCAGAACCATTTAGAAACCAGTTGATTCAAGACATCAGAGACGGCGCTGGTTCGGCTGATGGTACAAAGAACGCACAGTTGTTCGCAGTCCAAAAAGCTATTGATGCAGCATCAGACCCAGAGGTTGTGCCTGCTAATTTATTACTCGCTCCCGGATTCTATCAAACTGATATTACCAACAAATTGATGACAACAGCCCAGACCAGACAAGATGTTTTGGCTATCATTGATATTGAAAACGACTATAAATCAGTATATGAATCCAAAGATGGCATTTCTACCAGAAGAGGTTCTGTTACTTCTGCTGTTACTTCGATAGATGCTAGAAATATCGACAACACATTTGCATGCGCTTTCTATCCTGCTGTTCAGGCTATGGATCCACTAAATAGCAACCAAAGGGTTTGGTTACCAGCTTCTGTTGCCGGACTTGGTGGAATTGCTCAGTCTGAAGCGGCGTCTGCTGCTTGGTTTGCACCTGCTGGGTTCAACCGAGGTGGCCTTGGGGCGCTTGGTGGTTCTTCCGGACCAGTTGTTACTCAAGCTAGACAGCGACTAGATTCAGACGATAGAGATGAATTATATGAGTCAAATATTAATCCTATTGCGACATTCCCTAATGAAGGTGTAGTAATCTTCGGACAAAAAACACTTCAAGCGGGATCTGACTCTGCACTTAGCAGAATCAATGTAAGAAGACTTCTTATCTATCTTAAGACAAGAATCTCTGCTGTTGCTAGAAATCTTATCTTTGACCAAAATGTTCCATCAACATGGGCAAGGTTTGTTGGTCAAGCCGAACCTATCTTGGCAGACGTTAAAGCTAGATTTGGATTAACCGATTATAGATTGGTTCTTGATGAGACTACAACTACTGCTGAATTGATTGATAAGAACATCCTTTATGCTCAGGTTTATCTTAAGCCAGCAAGAGCTATTGAGTACATCGCAATCGACTTTATTGTGACTAGAACTGGTGCATCTTTCGCATAAGCCACTAATTAAAACATATAGGAGAAACTAAGAATGGCATTTTGGAATGAATCAACGGGTAAGGACCCAAAAAGAAATTTTAGATTTAGAATTATGATTGGTGGTCTACAAAAAACACAGGATCTTGTGTGGTGGGCGAAGAAGGTTGGAAAGCCTAATTTTACAGTCACAGAATCTAAGCATAGTTTCCTAAATCATACATATTACTGGCCGGGACGTGTTGAGTGGCAAACTGTCACCATGACTCTTGTTGATCCAATTGATATTACAGAGAACGAAGGTACTGTTAGAAGACTTAACAATATTTTTCAAGAGTCTGGATATAAGCCGTTAGCAGCAGCTAATGAGGATCTCGTTACACAGAGTAAGTCTAAATCAGTTGCTCAATTACAATATGTACAGATTGAACAAATTGATGCAGATGGCAACGCTGTTGAAACTTGGAAGCTCCACAATGCTTGGATCAAGAAGATTACTTATGGTGAGCTAGATTATGAGAATGACGATTTAACCCAAATGGAAGTTGAATTGCGCTACGATTATGCTTACTGTCATGTCGCTGGTCAAGCCGAAGGCGATGCTAATTTCAAAGCATAATAGGTGATTAAGTGCCTTTTTGGAACGATGCCAAATTTGAGTTGAAGCAGAAGAGCAAGTTTATTGTTTCTTTTGCTGAAAACTTTTTTCTTCCAAATGTTAAGTCTTGTAGCAAGCCAAGTCTTGAGATCAATACAAAAGAATATAAGCTTCTCAATCACAATTTTAATTATCCCGGGATTGTTAAGTGGAATCCAATAAGAATTGTTTTTGTTGACTTTAACGCTAACGGAGACCAATTTGACACTGCTGGGTTTTTAGCACAAATGCTGAACAACACAGGGTATGACTTTCCAAATAGTGCTAGTCATAAATTGGGAACTGGTGGTGGAACAGCATCAAAAATTAGCTCACCAGAGAAATCCTCAACAATAGCCAATGCTTTTGGGGGTGGCCTGATCGGCGAAGAGGATAACGAGCCAGCAAGCCCAAGAAGACAAAATGTGCATATTCAAATGCTGACTCCGGATGGTAAGGTAAATGAGAGATGGACCTTAGTTAATCCATTAATAAAATCTATGAAATTCGGCGAACTTGCATATGATTCCGACGAGCCAGTGGAATACGAAATAGAAATTGTTTATGACTTTGCTACTTATGGTTAGAGGCTATAATGAAAAAAGAAAAACTTCCTTCTGCAATTCAGTCTAATGACTACCAAACGTTTGCAAAAAAGAAAAAAGCAAAATTATTTGATGTTCCAACAGATGCAACTCAATATCAACAGTTTGTTTATGATAAAGAAAACATTCCAGAGGCTGCGAGGATGGCCACTAAGGCTTTTAAATCAAAGGCTAATGCTGAAATTGAGGCGGCTGAAACTCAGGAAATGATCGCAAAAGCCAAAGCAAAACAAATCCCACCAGAGAAGAAAAACTCTGCTATAAAGGAAAAGAAGGCACTTAGCTTAGAAGAACAAATAAAGAACCCAACAAAGCAAGGCGAAAAAGACAATCAGATAGGCTTTAGAAAAATAAAAGGCAAACTTCAGTTTTATATAAAAGTTGGTAGCCACGAAGTTCCCTTTGATGTAGAGAAGTATGGTGGAAAAGATATATTAGATGATGCTACTAGTGATAAGTATCGAGAGGCAAAAGAGAAAGAAGTGCGAGAATACGAAAAAACATTAAACGAAAACAGCAAGCCAACTACTGATGCTGAAAAGAAAGCCGCAGCTAAGGCAACAGAGTCATCGATTGCTGATTAATAACCCACAGGAGAAACAATGATACGTAAAAACGAAGACAGGTTCGGGCCAAGAACTAATTCGTCTGACGAGAGTCCGGCGGCGGCTGATCCTGCTAGCGTTCTACAATTTGTTACGCCAACAGATTTTGTAGAATTACCATCAAAGGGAAAAGGATACCCGGCAGGTCATCCCCTTTGTGATCAAGAAATGATCGAAATTAAACACATGACAGCAAAAGAAGAAGATATTTTATCATCAAGAACATTACTAAAGAATGGTAAAGCCCTTGATAGACTTATATCAAGTGTAATTTGCAATAAAGCAATCGATGCCAATAGTCTTTTGGTTTGCGATAGAAATGCAATTATTATATCAGCCAGATCAAATGGATATGGGACTGAATANAATACTAAAGTAACATGCCCGCATTGCGGAGCAATTAATAAAAGAACGTTTGACCTTACAGAGCCAAAAGTTTATGACGGAAGCGACTGGCAGGACTACGATATTGAAAAATTAGAAAATGGCAACCACTTAATTACCTTGCCCTTATCCAATTTCAAAGTGGAAGTAAAATCTCTTATTGGAGCGGATGAGAGAAAAATCTTTGATATGCTTCAAAACAAGAAAAAGGATCAGAATTTGGTAACTGATCAGATGAGACTTTTCATCGTCTCTGTTGAGGGCCATACCCAGCCTAATATAATAAATCATTTTATTAATAATGTGCCATCGGCACAAAGTAGATATCTAAGGGATGCTTTTAATTGCATCACTCCTAGTATCAAAATCGTTCGTGACTTTGAGTGTGGCGAATGTGGATACGAGCAGGAGTTGGAGGTGTCCCTCGGGACAGACTTTTTTTGGCCTGAACGATGAATACATGGAACAAGTTTATGAGATGTTTTTTATATTAAAACATTATGGTGGCTGGTCTCTCTCTGAAATGTATTCTTTGCCTATTGGTCTCCGAACGTGGTGGCTCAAGAGGACAATCAAAGAATATGAAAAAGACGCAGAAGAACAAAGAAAAGCAATGAGATAATTAAATACCCAGAATATCTGGGTATTTTCATATTATACTAATTATTTTATAAAACGAGGTATTTTTTATGTGGGAATGGGAAGATCCAACAGAGGGCGGAGACGCCAGTGGTGGTATTACCGCTGAGCAAATAGCGGATCAAGCACTCCAAGACCTTGAGAGACGTAAAGAACAAGCCAAGATTGAACAAAGCATTAATGTTGCTATTGATAATAGAATAGAGTCGTTTAAACAAGCTCAAAAAATCTTAGATATTAACTTGCAATCCATCCAAAAGATGACGAGTGAGTATTCTAAGCAAAAATTAAAACTCGAAGAATTACAGGCTAAACAAAGCGAGTTTGATGTCGGCACAGAAGAATACGAGAAACTCGCTGCTCAAATTGAGCAAGTGGGTAAAGTCACCGATGAATTTCGAAACAGAATATCCGATCAGGGTAAAGAAATTGAAGGCAACTTCAAGGTTTCAGGTAAATTAAGAAAGGAGCTTGCGGCTGTAAGAGTAAGATTTTTGACTGGTAAAGCGAGCGCAGAAGAGTATGCTGAGGCGGCTGGTAGGGCAAGATCCCAAATTACCTTAACGACGAGCGGCGCAGAAGCCTTTGGTGGTGCTTTGGGAAGCTTGGCTGGAAAGATGGGATTAACGGCAAATGCCTCTGATTCTGCTTTTGGAAAGATGGTCTTGGGTTCCGCCACACTAGTTAAATCTTTAGCAGTTAATCCATATGGTACGATATTGGGTATGGGAGCGTCCCTAGCGAGCCTTATGAGCCCTCTAAATTTACTATCCATGGGTGTTAAGTTTTTAATGGAATCACTCATGGGAGCAGAAAAGGCTGCTGGTGATATGACAAAAGCATTTGGCGATGGAATGAGCGAAAATATGATTGCTCTCCAAGGCCTTGAGGCTGAAGCATTAAGTTACGATATTCAAATAAATGAGCTAAGTAAATCGTACATAGGGCTACAAGGACAAATATCCGGATTTAATAAGTTGTCTAAAGTGCAGCAAAGCACATTGGCGATGAACACGTCTCTTATGGCTAAAATGGGTGTTGATGAAAAGGCATTGGCGAAACAGACACATAAGCTATCATATGCTTTTGGCGGATTAGGCACAGGAGTGGAAAAAGCACAACTAAAGATCATCGGATTTGCCCAAGCAGGACAGAAATTGGGATATACGATGTCAGAGTCTGTATCAATATTAGAGCAATTTGGTGGTGCTGTTTCATCTATGGGTGGAGACATAACAGAAGAATTGACTAGTATGATGGCCATGGCAAAAGCAACCGGTGCAGAAATGAGCAAACTGGTTTCGATTGCAAAAAAATTCAATACTTTTAAGGATGGTGCCGATATGGCCGCCAAACTTAATTCTGTATTCGGAACATCGATCAGTCAGATCGAGTTGATGGGTAAAACAGGAAAGGAAAGAAACCAAATAATTGCTGAATCTCTTAAGAACGCCACCGGCGGGTATCAATCCATGACAATGCATCAAAGACTGGCCGCAGCCGAAATGCTTGGGTTCGGAGATGATGTTGAGGCACTGAGAGGCTTCATGCATGGCCAAACTGAGGCGGCAAGAGCAGATGCTGAGGCCAAGAAGAAACAAGCAGCAGATATGGAGAACTTAAGACTAACAGCGATGAAGATGGTGCCGGCAATAACTCAATTGGCCAACGAATTCAAAAAGGCATTTATACAATCTGGTGCACTGAGCGATATTATGCAAATGATTAGTCAAAATAGAGGGGCGATTATTGCCTTCTTTAAAAATGCTGCGTTTTTGGTAGGCTTTTTAGCAAACAACCTTGGCACATTGACAATGGCTTATGCTGGTCTTAAAATGGCACAATTTGCATATATGCAACTAGCACCGATTTTTGCCGGGATGACACTAAAGGAGATTGCACTTACAAAGATTGCATCGCTCACTAAAATGGAATTGGGCTTTGCCAGTATGTTTGCTATGGGTGGCGTGTTGCTATTAATTGGGGTTGCTATATTATTATGGAAAGCGCTTACCAGAAGAAGTTCTCCTCCAATGTACCTTCTTGCCGGTGTTTTAGCAATTGGTATATTTAAGCTGGGGATGGCTGCGATCGCTGCTGGTCCTGCGATATATCCACTTATATTGGCTTTAGGTTTCTTTGTGCTAACATTGGCGGCGCTCTTTTACATGATACCGCCAATCATTGATGCCTTTACTCTCCTCACGGATTCATTCACAAAAATGTTTGAATTAATGG